GAGACTATATAGATAATGATGACGATATCAGATATAATCAATAAAGGAATAACTAACAATGACTGAAGACTATAAAGACTATGTAGATGGTAAAGAGTTTGAAACTTATGCCACTTTAAATGATTCATATAAACTGATTGCTGAAGTTGGAATGTTAAATTTTCTGCTATCTCTATATAGTGAGAAGCAATCTCGACTGCTAACTATTGAAGAACAAGAGGCGATGACAACTTTACATAACAGTTGGGAGTTATAAATGAGTTATGAGAAAATACACCAACCATGTAACGATTGCGGCAGTTCAGATGCACTAACAATCAACACTGATGCCTCTACCAAGTGTTTTAAGTGTGGAAAGTACACAAGGCCGCTGAACGGCTCAGGCAGTGAAACCCTACCTGTCCTATCAACCAAGGTGGTTAAGGGCGTTACAGAGCGTTCTGATTCGTTTGTAGGGGGTTTTAAAGACCGTAGAATATCCCTAGCTGTCTCTGGTCGATATGGTGTGACGCAAACGGATGACTTGACTATATTTCCTTATTACAACAAGTCAGGGGATAAGCAGGGACAGAAGGTTAGGAATGCCGATAAGAAAATGTGGTTCGAAGGTGAAAAGCAGAAGTCAGTTTTATTTGGACAACAACTGTTTACTAAAGGTGGTAAGTTTGTAACTATTGTAGAAGGTGAATTCGATGCGCTGGCAGCATATCAAATGTTGGGCAATTATCCGGTAGTGTCGGTGCGTACAGGTGCTCAGGGTGCATTAGGTGATTGTAAAGAACACTTTGAATGGCTAGATACTTTTGATAGTGTGGTTATATCATTTGATTCTGACGAAGCAGGTCGAAAGGCGGCGGCAGAAGTGGCTGAATTGTTTGGCAATAAAGCCAAGGTAATGAAGCATATAGATGATTGTAAAGATGCATGTGACTATCTGACGCAAAGGCTAGAGCCGCAGTTTGTAGCAAGTTGGTGGGCGGCAGAGCAATTCAAGCCTGAAGGCATTGTTACAATGGCCGACATTCGCGACAGGTTGCTAAAGCCGCCAGAAGCAGGTGTGCCGTGGTGCTTTCCAACGCTGACTGAATTAACATACGGCAGGCGAAAAGGCGAGCTATTCGGATTCGGAGCAGGAGTGGGAGTGGGAAAAACCGATATATTCACCCAACAGATAGCATATGACATTGATGTATTGAAGATAAAGGTGGGTGTTATCTATCTAGAGCAGAACGTAGTGGAGACGGCTCAACGTGTGATGGGTAAGTTGGATAAGAAGCTGTACCATATACCAGACGGCGAATGGAGTAGAGACCAGTATGTGGACTCAATTGATAGGTTAGAAAAGCGCGACCAGTTGTACATGATGGAGCATTTCGGGTCTATGGATTGGAAGACCATTAGGAGCATCATCAAGTATTTCAACAAAGCATACGACATTGACCATATCTATCTCGACCACTTGACGGCGCTATCGGCCAATGAGCATGACGAACGTAGAGCGCTGGACGGTATCATGGCCGACATGGCGGGGTTGGCGCAAGAGTTGGGTATCATTATCCACTTCATTAGCCACCTGACGACACCAGAGGGCAAGGCACACGAAGAAGGTGGTAGGGTTATGGAAAAGCACTTCACTGGTAGTCGGTCGATTGCAAGGTGGTCGCACTATATGTTTGGCTTGGAACGAAACAAGCAAGAGGAGGATTTGGTTAAACGGCAGACCACAACGTTCAGGGTGTTGAAAGATCGGTTCACTGGCAGGGCTACGGGTATGAAGTTTGGCTTGCTTTATAACCAGAAGAATGGTATATTGAGCGAGACGGCACTAATAACGGAAGAGGCTTTATGACTAAAGAAGCACTAAAGCAGGCACTAGAGTTTGTTGAATTCTGCGGTAGAGACGTAAACATGAATGATTATGCGTCTGAAAAAAGAGATATCATTGAGAACGTTCTAGAAGAAGCCTTGACACAGCCAGAGCAAAAATGGGTGGGGTTGACGGCAGATGAATACCACACAATTCGTAACAGCACTTGGGAAATAAGCGAAGCAATACGTTTTACCGAAGCCAAGCTAAAGGAGAAGAATTTTGAATGATCATATCAAACGCCTAGCAACTATATGCTGGGAGAGGCAACTAGACGGTAAGCTGCACTTTGACCATGAGAAGTTTGCTGAATTAATCGTCAGTAAGTGTATTGAACTGATGGATGAGAGTTACAGGGGTGATATGTACACAGGCGATCTGGTTGCCTCTGAGTATAACAACTGTATCAATGAACAGGTTGAGACGTTACAAGATTATTTTGGAGTTAGCAAATGACACATGAATTTATCAAACGTGTTAAACGTGATTATGAAGCAGAACAATCTACTGTAGATTGGGAAGGCTATCTTGCAGGCTATCTTGCTTGTCTAAAAAGATTTGGTGGTAACAAATGACAGATGAAACAATCAAGGGTGACTGCTCTGTGTCGCTGATACGTGATAATAAAGATGGCAGTTCAGACTACCAATTTAACTTCCCACCAGAAGCACTAGAGGCGTTGTTAAGGCTGGGCATATTGACTGCTATAAAGGCGGGGATTGCGGAAGCTGAGTGCTTAAATCCTGACAAAGGAGAGTTATGACTGATGAAGAGCTAAAGCAAGCAATTGAGGAGTTGAACGATGCGGAGACAGAGCAAGACATAACCATTCTAGAAAAGAACATTGCTTTAATACGGGAACAACGGGACATTGAGCTACGGGTGTGTGTTAAGGAGTTCTTTGAGAAGTATTTAAACCATGCAGAGGAGAGTGATAGTGGTAAGATGTTTCACCCCATTACTGTTAGTTGCTGTAGGGTAATGATGATGCAACCACTTAGCAACTTACTACATGAGATGCGTGAGTTGTCAGGTGCTAAACCAAGGGAGAGTTATGACTAATGAACATTCTGTAAAATTATTCACTGCGTACGTTAACGAAACAATTGAGAAACGAATGACTAAAGATATAACAGAAACACTAGACCAACGTGAGAATCGCTATGGCTCTTATGTACACGTAGCGGCAACGGCACAAGAGTTAAAAGACATATTGCGCCGTGGACATAGTTGGGGTATAATGGAGGCATACATGCAAGAGAGCTTGGACTTAATAGCCAACAAGCTGGCACGTATTGCTAACGGTGACCCATTCTATGATGACAGTTGGCATGATGTAGGTGGGTATGCGAAACTAGTCGAGATTGAACTAAACAAGGGGAAATGATGATAATCGAAGCAAAGAAACAAATACCAGAAAAGAAGTCTGAGTGGTTGTTTGTGCGTAAGAATAGTAAGGGAGAAAACATCTTTCGCAGAGAGACTAACCAAACCGCTGAACATGCTGCAAATGTGTTAAACGACAAAGGAATAGCATTTGTATACAGTGATTCAGGCTCTTGTTTTAGAATGTATAATGAAACAGAAAACAGACACTACCAGTATTATCCAACTACAGGGCGCTGGGGTGTGTATCATTATCAAAAAAGACCGTCCAAACACTATCACAGTAGGTCTATTGAAGATTTTCTTAATAGGTTTTTCTTTAAAGGAAGTGAAATGCAAACAGATAACAGAGCCAGAGTAACAGACCCAACAACCAGCAAAGAAGCTGCTAAGTCTGTAAACGAATTCTCATCACGACACTACAAGATAATTGTGGCTTGTCTTAAAAAGTATGGCAGTTTAGGTAAAGATGGCATATGGGAGTTGGTAGAGTTAGATAAACAACAAGTAGCTAGGCGGCTACATGAGTTACAACGTGCTGGCCTTATAGAGCTAACAGGGAAAGAAGTGTTATCCGCTAGTGGCCGTAAAGAACGTGAGTGGAGAGCAACTTGAGTAATGAATTTAACACTTGATATAGAGACGAACAGCAAGCATGACCATATTTGGATGTGCTATACACATAACAGCGACACAGGAGAGTATGTATGCCACACAAGTGTGCAGACGTTAATACCCTTATTAGACATAGCCGACAGAGTAATAGGACACAACATAATGGGGTTCGATGCTCCGGTGTTGAACAAGGTGTGGAAGACGAAGATTGGCTGGAACAAATTGAGGGACACGCTCATTATGAGTCGGTTATTGAATCCGGCATTAGAGGACGGTCACAGTTTGGCCGCTTGGGGAAAACGCCTAGGCAACAAGAAGGTAGAGTATTCCCGCATATGGCATTGGCTAACGGGAAACGAATACGACAAGAAGAGTACTAAGCCCTACGATGAACCAATGGATAACCTCAACAAGTTCTATTGTAAGCAAGACGTAGCAGTCACGGTTGAACTGTTTGCTAAGTTGGAGGCTGAGTTGGCAGATTGGGGTGAGAGCGTAGAGTTAGAACATGAAGTGGCTTTTATATTAACTAAGCAGGAAAAACATGGATTTAAATTCAACAAAAAGAAAGCTCAGTGTTTACTGGCTACTCTTAGCGGCGAACTTGCTGATATTGAGGGTACGTTGCAGGACACTTTTCCGCCGATTGTGGTGAGAAGGGTAAGCGAGAAGACAGGAAAAACGTTAAAGTCGCATGTGTATCCGTTTAATCCCGCCAGTAGGCCACAAATAGCCCAGAGGTTGCAAGGGTTGGGTGTTAAGTTCAAACAGAAGACAGAGAAGGGTTCAATTGTTGTGGATGAAGGTGTGTTGTCCCAGATTGAGTTACCTGAAGCCAAACTCATTTGTAGGTATCTGATGTTGCAGAAACGTATAACGCAGATAACATCGTGGGTAGAGGCGGCAGGGGACACAGATAGGGTACACGGTAGGGTGATGTCCATTGGTGCGATTACAGGGCGTATGTCGCATATGAGTCCCAATATGGCGCAAGTACCCAACTCTAGCAGTGAGTATGGCCCAGAGTGCAGGGACTTGTGGACGGTAGATGAAGGTAACAAGTTAGTTGGGATTGACGCTTCTGGCTTAGAATTGAGAATGTTAGCCCACTATATGCGTGACCCCTTATATGTTAAAACGGTAGTGGAAGGAAGCAGTAAAGATGGAACGGATGTACACACTATGAATATGAAGGCAGCGGGGTTAACAAATCGTGACCAAGCCAAGACATTCATATATGCATTCTTATACGGTGCAGGAGCGCCCAAGATTGGCAGCATAATTGGTGGTGATGGAAAGGCAGGGGCTAGACTTATGAACAAGTTTCTGAAGAACACACCAGCATTAGAAAGGTTGAAGGATAAGGTAACGGCACATGCAACTAAAGGTTATCTGCTGGGGTTAGATGGACGTAGGTTATTAATACGTTCAGAACACGCAGCGCTAAATACTTTGTTGCAGGGTGCTGGCGCTGTCTTAATGAAAAGAGCGTTAATTATCTTGCATAAGAAGTTAAAGTGTGGTATAATACAATCTCACTTTGTAGCTAATGTGCATGATGAGTGGCAAAAGGAAGTAGAAGAAGAGGACGCAGATCGTGTAGGTAGAATGGGAGTCGAAGCAATTAAAGAAGCTGGGCTTTATTACAACCTACGCTGTCCAACGAGCGGTGAGTATAAAATTGGTAACACATGGAAGGAAACACATTGAAACGAGCAAACGATAAAGAGTTCTTACAAATTCTTGAGAACGCAGAGTCAATGGTTGTTATTTCTATGGAAGCTGGTGAAATGTACCTCAGCTTTAGCGATAACCTCTCAGAGATGGAAGTCTTGGATATTCTTTCGATAACAACTAATTCATTTTATGAAGTTGCCGAAGAAGACCCAAGCGATGGTATTTAACTTAAACAGACTTAAAAGGTAACTAAAAATGGCAGATCAAAT